TAAAAAAGCCCGTAAAATCGGACTTTCTTTTCGGATAAATTACTATAAAATAGTATAAAAAAGGCGG